TCTGGCACTAAATTATTAGTATTTAATAACACATTGATTTTATTGTGATTTATAATGAAATCATGTTTCTATTTTTACCTTTTACTTCATTTGATTTGAATTACCGATCAATTTGTGTTGTGTGATAGGTTTCGCCTATTGTTCGATCATGATCGATCATTTTAAACTATTTCTCTTTCATTTATAATTATGACACGATTAGGATTATTCTTAGTTCCGGTGTTTTTTTATGTTAAAGAACAGTGTGGAAATAGAATCCTGCAGGTTTGTTTTAGAACCATCTTACAAAAAAGATGGTTCTATTCACTCTTGGGAAATTCTCACGAAAAGTGTTAAAAAAAAGAACGCTAATGATTATCATGCTAATGAAGGTCTTTTTTGCTTCAGTTCGCTAAGCGATAAAGAAAAAATCGATGTGTTTAAGAGACAGATATTGACAATTGAAAAGCTTGATGCATCAAAATTGAAGTTCAAGCCAGTTTCGTTGAATGTTGACAGTCTTATTAGCGATTGTATTTTGAACGATAAATATATTGGTGATTACTTAAAAAACCAAAAAAACATTGCTTTTGAGATTAACGAGTATTTTCATGAATTCAATACTAAATGCTGTATGGTTGACTTAAAGTGTCTTTCAAAATTGTGTCCAGTATGGCTGGATGATTTTGGAAGGGGCTTAACAAGTTTAACAATTATTGATATGTTTAATTTTGAATGTATAAAAATTGATAAAGATTATTTCTGGGAAATACAGTATGAGAGTAAATTATTTAAGATATTAAATGAAGTAAAATCATACTGCAATTTCGTAATTGTTGAGGGAGTTGAGACAATAGAACAAAAAAATAAAGTACATTCTGTTGTTGATTGCGCTTGCCAGGGAAGGTTGTGGATGAGCGATTACTATTATGTCGAGATTTAA